CGTTACGGCGATGAGGCGGGTGGAGGCGTTATCGTCCTTCCCGCAGATGACCCACTCCTTGCTGTCGTGGCGCACGATTGCGGCCCAGGCGGACATAGCGTTCGCCATCGTAACCATGCCGTCCCAGAAGAACTCCCACTTGAAGGGGGACATCTCGATGATTTCGACCTCGGTGAGCTGGAAATCCTCTAGGATGCCCTTCTCCTCGGCCTCCTTCTGACGGCGGGCTACTCCGTCGAAAATGTGGTCACAGGCTGGGCAGACGGAGGAGCCGAGGGGTACTTGCATCCCGCACTCTGGGCAGGGCTTCATCTTGGCAGCGCCCTTGACCGGCTCCAAGGCGATGTCTGTCTCTAGCCCGCCGTGGGTTAGGACGGAGTATCCAAAGTCGAGGACAACGCAGTCCGACTTAACCACGCCGGGATGCTTCTCGGGGTCAACCTTGCGGAGGCCGCGCCCAATCATCTGGATCATCGTGGACTTGAACGAGCATGGGCGGAGCAATACCACGCAGGAGACGGTCTGGCAGTCCCATCCCTCGGTCAGCACGGCGACATTGACCAGCACCTGGAAGCGGTCGCGTTCAAAGTCAGACAATGTTTTACGCCTGGCCGTATCGGATAGACCGCCGTGGACAAGGTCGGCCTTGATGCGAGCATCGCACAGGGCTTGGGTAAAGTGTTCGGCGTGATCGACGGTGGAGCAGAAGACGACCGTCTTGCGGTCTCCAGCCTTCTCCTTCCACTCGGAGATGACCCGGGCGGTGACAGCTTGCTTGTCCATCACCTTCTCGACCTCGGCCATGTCGAAGTCGGAGACGGTGCGCCGGATGCCGGCGAGCTCGGAGCGTAGCCCGCAGTCGATGACGAAGACGCGGGGGCGGACTAGGTTTCCGGCCTCGATGAGCTCCTTGATGGAGATGACGTCGGCAACGTTGTCGAAGATAGCCTTGAGGGCTTTCTTGTCGGCTCGTTGCGGGGTGGCCGTGACGCCGAGGATTTGCACCTTCGGGTTCAGTTCCTTTGCTCGGTCGATGATGCGGACATAGGACTCTGCGGCAACATGGTGCGCCTCGTCGATGACCACCAAGTCCATCGGCGGCATCGTCTCCAGGTTATCCTGCCTGGAAAGGGTCTGAACCATCGCAAAGGTCGCTCCGTCAGACCAACGCTTTCGGTCTGCTGCGTAGATGTCTGTCGGTGCGTCTGGATCGACACGGCGGTAGGTCGCTCGGTTCTGGGCGACTAGCTCGTCCCGATGCTGTAGGATGAGGGCTCGGAAGTTGTCGCCACGGCGGGCGAACTTCACGGCGGAGGAAAGCATAACCGTCTTGCCAGCCCCTGTTGGGGCAACACCGAGGGTGTTGCCTCGTTCGGCTAGGGCGTAGCAGAGGCGGTGGACGAAGTCCGCCTGTCGTGGTCGGAGCTTCATCGGAAAGTGGGGGGCGGGGAGAGAGGCGACCCCAACAGTCGCGTCATCCCTGCGAGCGTGGACGGAAGTGTCTGGACCGACGGCCAGGTTGTCGTCCCGCTCTCGCCCTGTGTGTTAGAAAGAACTGGTAGCCTCGACCTTTGTGCCGAACCAATCAAAAAGCTCTCGCTTTGCGAGGCTGGCACACGCCGGGTTCCCTTGCAAACTGATGCTGACAAGCCTTTTAAAAATGTCAGCAACAATCGCATCGGGAACCCGGGTGTTGAGCAGGTTGAGTACCAGGAACAGCCGTCAATCTAACGAACTACCCCTTTAGAAGGGGGCGTTGGACGAGCCCGGACCCTTGATGAACGTCGGCTTCGCCAGACCCGGGGTCGGGGCGGACGGAGCGAACGCCTGGGAACGAGCCTCGGTCACGGCGGATTGTCCGCCAATCAGACGCTGGAAGTCGGCGTAGCTTCGGTTCGTGGGGTTCGGGGAGAGCCAATCGCCGACCTTGTTCTTGTCGGCGTAGGCGGGATCGGTGTTCTTCTCGACCTTCACCTTGATGGCGCAACGCTGGCCGTCGATGAAGTTGGCGATGACCTCGAACGGCTTGCCCTTGAAGGCGTTGTACGACTCGGGGTCGGACGGCTTGAAGAAGCCGGCAGCTTCGAGGATGCGCGTGAGGTTGGTCACGCCCATCGCACGCCACTTCTCGCCATTGCGGCTGTCCTGGAAGTTCGGGAGCATCTCGAAGACCTTGCGGCCTTCGTACTCGCCGCCGTGGATGGTCAGCTCAAGGTTGTAGTACTCACCGCCGGCTTCCTTGGTGTTCTTCTTGGCCGTCACCTTGATGATGGCCCAGGCGAGCGTCCCGGTGGGGATGAGTTCCGGAGCGGAGCCCGCGCCGGAGGTGGGGGAGAACGGATTTTCGTAGTCCATGTGTGTGTGTGGTTTCTGGGTTAGGGGAGAGTGGTGACGATTTCGGTGTCGAGGCGCTTGCCTTCGCGGATCTTCTTCATCAGCTTGCCGAGATGCGGGGGCTCGATGAGTTCGAGACGACCCGAGCGGTCCTTGGCGGGGTAACCCCAAGGGTTTTGCTGCTGGCAGCAGATGCCTCGGTAGAGGGAGCCGTCCTCCTGCTTGAAGTTCTGGATGGTGCAGACCTGGTCGAAGATGCCGGGGAGTTCCTTGGCGGTCTTCGAGCCCTCGATCTGCGGAGTCCAAGTGACGCGGTTGAGGTCGTCCTTCTCGCTGTCAAGGATGCCAACGGTGATGACGGACTTGGTGCTGTGCTGGAGGTGGGTAAGCCAGCGAATCATTTCCTGCCCGAGGAGGCCGTAGGCGCCGCGGTTGTCGGGCTTGCCGGTCTTTTCGGAGAAGGCTTCCGGCTGGGTCTTCGCCCACTTGAAGCACTCACGAGAAGCAACGGTGATGGAGTCCACGAAGATGGTGTCGTATTTGGCGAGGTTGATGCCCTCGAAAGCTTTGGCTACGGCGTCATAGACAGGCTTGGAGTAGGGGCCGTTGGCATCGCTCGGGTCGAACCCGCCGATGTACAGGGCGAGGGCTCGGGCGATTTCCCAAGGGTACTTGTTGTACTCCTGGGCGGCGGCACGGACGTCGATGACGTCACCACGCCAGTCTTGGATGGCGAGGGTGCCGGCCTCCAAGTCCACGAAGAGCGTGGACTCCTCGGGCAGGGTGCGGGCGAGCGTGGTCTTGCCCACGCCGCTGGGCCCAAACAGGGCGATGTTGATCTTCTGGACGGCCTTGAGGCGGTCGTCGGCCTTGATGATACGCATGGTATTTCTGGGTTGGGGGAGAGTTAGGAGGCGAAGACGACCTTGGGGTCGCTGTATTTGACGGTGCGGGCATCGACCAACTGGTCGAGGAGCTTGGCATCGCTGATGGTGGCGAAGGTCTTTTCCGGCACGGAGAACTCGACCTTGAAGATGCGCTGAACATCAGCCCAAGGCATCGAGTAGGCGACCTTCTCCAGTTTGCTGGAGTCCCACTTCACGCGGGCGGTGATTTCGGCGGTCAGCTTGTGGCCGTCCACCTCGAAGGTGTGCTGGCCGTGCTTCTTGTCCTGCTCGGCGAGCGCGGTCGTGAGACGGCTCTCGAACCTGGAGCGGAGTTCGCCGTTGAGGATGTCCATCTGGGCCTTGGCGGCGTCGATGATGGACTGCTGGGTGGCTACGGCCTGGCGGATCTCCTCAAGCGTGAGGCTCTGGGGAGAACTAGCCGTCCGTGCGGACTTGGTTTTCTTCGTGGTCATGTCGGTGGGGGGAAAGTTCCTTGGAGGCGTTGGGAGCCTTCTGGACGTAGTCGTTCAAGTTGAGAGGCTTCTTTTCGGACTGGGCGAGTTCAAGCATCTGAACCAGCCGGTAGGTCGGGATGGAGTCGCGCTCCATCCACTTCTCGATGGTCTTGATCGAGAGCTCGAAACCGCGAGCCTTAAGGCGACGGTGCAACTCGCTGCGACCGCCGAAGCGGGCTATGAGTTTGCGAGTGTCGAGACGAGTTAAGTTCACGGTGTTGGGCTCCGATGGACGACAACTTGGAGGAATGAATGTTGGTCGTCAACACCGAAAACCAACAAAGATTATCAATGCTTGACGACACCTACAAGTTGTGGGATTTTGTTACTGCCTTACCCAATGGGCATAACCGATAAATGAACAACCGAAACACGCCGAGGCTGGCGGTCAACCCAGCCGGAAACTACGAAATTCGTTGGACGGAGAACCGCGTCACGCGGCGTCTGTCCTGCAACACCAAGGACAAGGGCGAGGCCGAGAAGGCTTTGGCTAGACACCTCCTAAAAGTGTCCGAGGTCAAGCAGATGGACTCCTCGGTCAAGACGATCCTATCGACATATTCCGAGGAACATGTCGATGAGAAGGTCGTGGATAAGCAGAGGCAGGAGGACTGCGTCAAAGTGCTAACCGCCGGCCTGGGCTCGTACAATGTGGCCGACCTAACGCCCGAGGTGATGAAGCAGTACCGGGAAGACCGCAAGGCTGGGAAGGTAAACGGCAGGAAGGTCGGCGACGGCACTCTCCGCCGTGAGCTCAACTGCCTCATCGCTGCCATCAACTACGCCGTGACCTTCAAGCGCATCGAGGCCAATGAGGCTCCGACCATCATCCTGCCGGAGGCTCCGCCACCAAAGGATCTGTGGCTCACGGAGGAGCAACTGGACACTTTCGTCCGCATCGCTTCGGAGCTGTACCAAGGCGATCGTCTCTCGCGCCTCTATCGATTCGTGGTCGTTGCATCGGAGACGGCTGCCCGCAAGAACAGCGTCCTGTCCCTGCGGTGGAGCCAGGTCGATCTCAACCGCCGTCTCATCCACTACCAGAATGACGGCAACAAGCGGACAAAGAAGCGCCGTGTGGCCGTGCCTATGTCAGACCTGTGCTACTCGGTACTGGCTCGGGCGTGGGATAATCGTATTCCGGACTGCGAGTGGGTGATGGATACGCCGTACTCGATTCAACACCATTTTGAGATACTGGTGAAAATTGCCGGGAAGGGTTTTGAGAATGTCACGCCTCACACCCTGCGTCATACCTGGGCTACCTTGGCAGCACAGGCTGGAGTCCCCCTGTTTGAGATTGCCGGCGTACTCGGCGACACTCTGGCGACTGTCATGCGCGTGTACGCCCACCATTGCCCCGACCACCTTCGCGGGGCTGTGAACTTCCGCGCCGCACGAAACGCATCGCAAGAGCTATTGCGATAAGGATTAAAGCCACGCTGAAAACGCCGACAATCTTCTCGGTGTCTTCAAAGCCGAGTCGCGCGTTCTCCAGCATGCCCTCGGCTTTTTTGTTGTCCGACTTGATGCTGTCCTCGGTGATGAGGACGGCCATCGTCATAGGGTCGGTGAGGGCTTGGCGTATGTCCGACATGATCATCCAAAGTCTTATGCAGATGAGG